CACCATTACTGGGGGTACGATAAATGGTGCTGTTATCGGTGGAACTTCTGCTGCTGCGGGAACATTTACCAACCTTACTGTTAGCACTGCCGCTACGATTGCTTCTGCCGCCATTAGTGCGGGAACAATCAATGGTGCGGTTATTGGCGGTTCTTCTCCCTTGGCGATTACTGGCACAAACATTACTGCTACAACAGGCTTTAGTGGCCCATTGACAGGTGCAGTCACAGGTAACGTAACGGGTAACGTAACTGGTGCTGTTACAGGAAACGTAACTGGCAACGTAACTGGAAACCTGACAGGCAATGTAACTGCAGCTACTGGTACTTCTACATTTAACAATGTGACCATCTCTGGCGCATTGGACATGGATAGCAGTACATCGGCAACCATTACTGGTTTAGCAAGCCCCACAAACGATTCTGATGCGGCTACCAAGGGTTATGTGGATGCACTGGCTCAAGGTATTGATGCCAAAGCCTCTGTTGTTGCGGCTACTACTGCAAATATCACTTTGTCTGGCGCACAAACCATTGATGGCATATCGATTGTTGCGGGTGATCGGGTCTTGGTTAAAGACCAATCTACGCAATCTGCCAATGGTATTTACTTGTGTGCAACAGGTTCTTGGACTCGCACTACCGATGCTGACACTTATGCTGAGTTGGTGGCAGCTTTTACCTTTGTTGAAAAAGGCACAACTAACGCTGATTCTGGTTTTATTTGCACAATAGATGCAGGTGGAACATTGGGAAGCACATCGATTACTTGGGCGCAGTTCTCAGGTGCGGGTCAGATTACTGCGGGTGATGGTCTTACAAAGACAGGTAACACTCTTAACGTAGGTACTGCATCCTCTAGCCGTATTGTTGTCAATGGCGACAACATTGACTTGGCTTCTTCTGGTGTAACGCCAGGCACATATCAGTCCGTGACCTTTGACACTTATGGTCGTGCAACGGCAGGAACGAATCCTACAACGATTGCTGGCTATAACATCACAAATGCTTATACCAAAACTGAAATAGATTCGATATTTGGTTCGACTACTGCGGCAGCTACTTCTGCCTCTAATGCGGCTACAAGTGCTTCAAATGCTTCAACAAGTGCCTCTAATGCCTCTACAAGTGCAAGCAATGCGGCAACAAGTGAAACCAATGCGGCAGCTTCATACGATGCTTTTGATGACAGATACTTAGGTTCTAAGTCTTCTGCTCCTAGTGTTGACAATGATGGCAATGCCCTGTTGACAGGTGCTTTGTACTGGAACAACTCAGTCAATACTCTGTATGTGTGGACAGGATCGGCATGGACTCAAGCGGCATTTACTGCCTCTGGCTTTGCTACTTTGACAGGCGTTGAAACCCTGACAAACAAAACCATTACCTTTGCTGACAATACGCTAACCAATGTTGCAAGCCTTAACACAGCACAGACATTTACAGCTACTAAGACTTTCTCAGGTTCATCATCAGCAACAGCCATTGTCCTAAGCGATGCAGCAGAGGTAGCAACAGTATCTGCAACTGCGGCTACTGGAACGATTGCTTACGACATTACCACTCAGTCTGTCTTGTATTACACAAGTAATGCAAGTGCTAACTGGACAGTTAACTTCAGAGGCTCTAGCGGTACATCATTGAATACATTGATGAGTACAGGTCAATCAATGACTGTGGCTTTCTTGGTTACTCAAGGCTCTACTGCTTACTACAACTCTGCTGTGCAAGTGGATGGCACGACATCTGGAGTGACAACACGTTGGTTAGGTGGTGCGCCTACTGCGGGTAATGCTAGGTAGTGCGACTTTCACAGTCTTGGCAAGCAACACACAATTTAAGGCTTAAACCATGCCATTACAAGCAACTTCTGGTGCGGCTAGTTACGATGCCTTTGGTGGTGGTGTTCCTGCTGTGCCTCAGTACATTGAAGATGTTTTCTCGACTTATATTTATAGGGGCAACGGCCCATCAAGCCAAACTATTACAAATGGGATTGACCTAGCTGGTAAAGGAGGTCTTGTTTGGACTAAGGCAAGAACGCAACCATTTGCACTAAATAACAGTTTGATTGATACAGTTCGTGGAAATAGATTCCAGCTTTATTCTGACTTAACAAATGCTCAAGTTGACCTCGGTGCAACTGTAACCAATCAGGCAATTTCATCATTTAACTCAAATGGCTTTACGCTTGGAGGCGACCAATCTAGCGGTTGCGCTAACTACAGTTCAAGCGCTACCTACGCCTCATGGACATTCCGAGAGCAAGCCAAATTTTTTGATATTGTTACATGGACGGGAACAGGTATTGCAACAACTATTGCTCACAATCTTGGTTCTGTCCCGGGTTGTATTATTGTTAGACAAACAAATGCCGTAAATAATTGGGCTGTTTATCATAGGTCGCTTGGCAACTCATCTGCCGTTTTTTTAAACTTAACAAACTCATCCGCTTCATCAAGTAACTGGAACAACACAGATCCAACATCTACAGTTTTTTCTGTTGGAACTGGGAGCAATGTAAACGCCTCTGGCGCATCTTACGTGGCATACCTATTTGCCCACAACGCAGGAGGCTTTGGCCTAACTGGTACAGACAATGTGATTTCGTGTGGTTCATGGACAGAAAATGGTAGCAATCAAATAAATGTTAATCTTGGATTTGAACCACAATGGTTAATGATTAAGCGAACTGATGGAACTAGTAATTGGGATATTGTTGACACTATGCGGGGTCTAAGTGTTACAGATGGCAGTTATTTACGTGCAAATACTACTGGAGCAGAAGCATCTTGGGGTGCACCATATATAGCGCCTACAGCAACAGGATTTGCGTCTAACTTTTATACAGTAAGCCAACTAGGAACATTCATCTACATAGCCATTCGTAGAGGCCCAATGAAAGTGCCTACAAGTGGGACTAGTGTGTTTAGTCCCAATGCTCAAGCTGGTGGTGGAACTATTACTACTGGATTTCCTACTGACTTAGTTTTTGGTGGTATTAGAAATACTGATGGCGGTTTTGGAGTTCAGGATAGATTACGAGGTTTTGCTCGTGAAATTTATCCACCCAACACTAATGTAGAAGCAAATAACGGCTCTGTTGGGTATAACTTAAATTTAAGCAATACAAGCTATACAGATACCCAAAGTGGAAGTTTTTACAACTGGGTTTATTACAACTTTAGACGCGCCCCTAGCTTCTTTGATGAGGTTTGCTATACAGGGACGGGAAGTGCAAGGACTTTGACGCACAATCTTGGTGTTGTTCCTGAATTGATGATTGTTAAACGCAGAAGTGCATCGGCAAACTGGGCAGTGTATTCAGCGGCATTGGGTGCAACTTTTGGTGGCAATTTAAATTTATCTAACGCTTTTACATCAGCATTCATTGATTTTTGGAATGACACCACTCCAACAAGTTCTGTTTTTTCCGTTGGTACAGATGGAGAAACAAATCTTAATGGTCAAACTTATGTCGCTTACCTATTTGCCACTTGTGCAGGTGTTTCCAAAGTAGGCTCATACACAGGTACAGCAACAACAAAACAAATTGATTGTGGTTTTACTGGTGGTGCGAGATTCGTCCTCATTAAGAAAACAAGCGGTACAGGGTCGTGGTACGTCTGGGATAGTGCTAGGGGTATTGTGTCAGGAAATGACCCCTACCTTTTATTGAACTCTACAGCAGCTGAAGTTACCAACACAGATTACATTGATACTTATTCGGCAGGTTTTGAAATTAGTTCAACAGCCCCATCAGAAATCAACGAAAATGGCGGTAGTTTTATCTTTTTGGCGATTGCCTAGACATGAAAAGCGGAATCTATCACATTAAAAATACTGTCAGTAATGGCATATATTTTGGTCGTTCTGTTGATGTAGCGGATAGGTTGAGTCATCACAAGCATCAATTAAAGCGTGGTGTTCATGTTAACAAGCGTTTGCAACATTCATGGAATAAACATGGTGAGCAATCGTTTGAATTCAAGATGATTTGGGAAGAAACTCCAGATAAGTTAGAAGAATTAGAAGGCTTTATTCTTGAGACTGTTTGGGGTAATGAGAGATTGTTTAACCATCACAAACTGTCTGCTGGTGGATTCTTGCCAAACAATAAACTAGGTTGTTTTACAAGGTCAGAAGAAACCAAAAAGAAATTAAGCGTTGCTTTTAAAGGTCGTGAATTTTCTGAGCAACATAAGCAAAAGATTGCAGTAGGTAAAACTGGTTTAAAAGCTAGTGATGAAACTAAAAAGAAAATGTCAGATAAAAGGTCTGGTAAAGCTAGACCACAATCATGGCATGACAAAATGGCTGAATATAGGGAAAACAATCCAAACCCTATGCAAGGCAAGATTAGCCCTATGAGAGGAAAGAAATTCCCTACTATTGCTTGTAAGCATTGCGGTAAGGAAGCCTCAAAAGGAAACCACTTACGCTGGCATGGAAACAATTGTAGGAGCAAATAATGCAAATCAGAACAAATAATGGGCAAGTCATGTACGAATCAGAATTTCGTGCATACACAAAAGCTAATGGTGGCCCATCATGGGATACAACAACAACTGAAGTCTTAGAGGCTTTGGGTGCTGATGTAGTCTTTGAAGGCGCACAAGCAACAGGCGGCACTGTTTACCAATACTCTCAAGCCTCTGGTGTTGAGCAAGTAGATGGTAAGTGGTACACCAAATATATCCTTGGCCCTGTGTTTACCGATACTACTGTCGATGGCGTAACAACTACAGCCCTTGAGCATGAGACTGC